AGAACAAGTCTCGGAAAAATACGACATGTATACGGGGATATCCGCGGGAGGGTTGAATGCTGGCTACCTCTCGTTTTTTGAAGACATTGGAACCGGGATTCAGCATGTGGAGAAGTTATATGGCGAGTTCCGAAACAGGCAAATATATCATCTGTTGCCCATGACCGGCGTTTCACTTCTCAACACTGAACCTTTGAAAGAAACCATTGGGGGTGTTATTGACAAGATGCCGAACGCCCCCGTCATCAATACACTGATTGGTGCGACGAATTTGGAAACAGGTCGGCTTGATGTATTCAACTTCTCGAAATTGGAGAAGACGGACCAGAAAACAATGTTGATGGCAACCTCGGCGATTCCTGTTGTGTTCCCTCCTGTAAAACACATGGGCGCATTGTATGCGGATGGCGGAACTCTTAGCAATGAACTTCTTGTTGCCATGTATCCTTCGGATGGGTCTTATCTGAATATAACGTACATAACGCCTTCGGAGTCGGGGGTTTTCAGTGCGAATATAACTAGCATAAAAGACATGGCCTTGCGCACTTTCCAAATCGTTGCGGCGAATTTCAACGACCCCATTGCAACACTCAATCAAGAATGCGAGAAGTCGGTGGGCGAAATTAACAAGTATTTTGTTGCGGCGGAACGCTTGAAGGAATACAATGAACTCGACTTTGACCATGGGAAAGAATTGATTGATATTGGATATCAATTTGTGGAGAAGCGGACTTACAAAATATGCTGAGAGGCGTAATGGCTGAGAGGCGTAATGGCTGAGAGGACGAATATCAAGCGACCGCATGAATCCATGAATATATACCGTTCTGTTGAGATGAGGCTCGCTGCGCTCGCCTCCTTGGATACAACCTCTCAACAATGCATTCTAAAATGCATTATTGAGAAGACGAATCAATCCACACAATAATACAGTTGAGCTACATGAAAGGAGTATTATAAAGGGAGGGGGTCGTAGGGGATTCGCGCTTTAAGCACCGAAGGTGCGTATTGCGCTTATCGCCCCCTACTTCAATAATAAACAATATACGAAATCAGTATCAGAGCCAACAAAATCGCCCCGCCAATCGCAACCACGTTTTTCTTTATATCCGTTCCGCCATATAATTCCAATCTATCTGGAACATAGGCGCGATTGTAGGCGGCAATGGCTTCTTCCAAATCCATTTCCGGTTTCCCCAACAGATTATTCACTTTGTTGTGAATGAAAACGGTCCAGCGAATAAAGGATTCGCGTTTTCCTAAATAGGGGGACACTGGATATTTGTCGAGAAGACGGGCGAACCAGTCGCCGATTTCCGAATTGGGTAAAAAAAGAGGCATGTTTGTGATTAAGTCGTAGTATTTGCGCTTTGTCACTGCATTGGCATTGTCCGGGTAAGTCATGGCAATGGTGTGGAGGAAAAACCAGAAATGCGGACCCCAAATATGCGGTTCATACAACGGACGCTTTCGAATCCGAGGTTGAAGTGGCATGATAAGAAACTATATAAACGACATCGACTAAATACTACTTAATGCTACACAGCCATGAGCCAATCCTATTGCAATAATTGCGGGAAAAATGGCCATTTATTTCACCAATGTAAATCGCCGATTGTGAGTTATGGTGTCATTGCTTTCCGAATGGCACCGGGCGACCCACCTCCTGGGTTCGAGAACGTTGTGCGTGAAGGTGTTATGCGTGAGTTTTTAATGATTCGAAGAAAAGACACACTCGGGTTCATCGATTTTATGAGAGGGAAATATTCGGTTTATAACAAGGAATATGTGTTGAATATGATAAAGCAGATGACGAATAAGGAAAAAATGAGGTTGAAAACGGAATCTTTTAGCACGTTGTGGCGCGACCTTTGGGGAAGCTCGTCTTCGACGAGCGACTTGAAAAGCCCGCCGAAGGTGGGCGACTTGAAAAGCCCGTCTTCGACGAGCGACTTGAAAAGCTCCCCTTCAGGGAGCGACTTGAAAAGCCCGCCTTCGACGAGCGACGATTCCCCACCGAAAGGCGACAGCAACTTGGACCAATATAAATCGGAGGAAATCAATTCGCGCAACAAATTCGAACTGTTGAGAGGAGGGGTCTACACCAAAACGGATTCTTACAATTTAGAGAACTTGGTGGATTCTACACCATCCATATGGATAGAACCGGAGTGGGGATTTCCCAAAGGCCGAAGAAACTACCAAGAACGCGAATATGATTGTGCAGTTCGAGAGTTCTGTGAAGAGACGGGATACAAACCCGAACAGTTAATCGCACTAAAGAATGTGCAACCGGTGGAAGAGATTTTTATGGGGTCCAATTACAAATCTTATAAACACAAATATTACGTCATGTGCATGAAATACGAAGATACGCTGTTGCCGCGAAATGTGCAGGCGTGCGAAGTGAGCGATTCTTCTTGGATGTCTGTTAGTCGATGTTCGCAAGTGATGCGACCTTATAACATCGAAAAAATACGCGCGTTGAAAGCGGTAGACGACGCTTTATCGGAGAATGTGATTTTTTGCTGAACGCGTACCTCTATTCTATTCTATGTGGGCTTATTGTATATCATCCAACACATATACAATAATCAATGAGTTATAGCCGGAATAAGAGACGAAAACCCGCGAAACATAATACGAAAAAAAATACCGGCGGGGGACCTTCCTACGAAGAATACGAACAATTTTTGCAGTACGCGGATTCTATTTCCAGGGAGGCGAAAGCGGAGGATGAATTGTGGGATTATTTGTTGTTTGGAGGGTTCGATTCCGAATCGGATGAAGAGAAACAAGAAGGAGGCGCAGAACGATGTCCAAAAGGAACCCGTCGCAAAGGTAAATTGTGTGTTCCCACTGAACCGAAAGCGAAAGCGATAAAAGCTGCGAAAGCGACAGCGGAACCTCTCGTTGTTCCGCCCACAGAAGAACAAGCGACAAAGCCCGCAAAAACGGCCATGAATCAATTCTTGGACGAAAAAGAGAATCTAGACCGTAAACAACCTCTCGTAAACCACGACTATTTGTATCCGGATTTAACCGACCCCGAGTTCAACACAAAACTCGCATTAAAGAAGGAATTCCGCGACGCCCAATACGACGGCAAAATCTACGATATTGAGAAGCAGGCCAATATTCTCTGTTCCGCCAAATTCGAACTCAGTTCACACCAAATATTCGTCCGCAATTTCCTCTCGGAACAAACGCCTTACAAGGGTCTTCTCCTTTATCACGGTCTAGGAACCGGGAAAACATGTTCCGCCATCGGTGTCGCGGAAGAAACCCGGCATTATTTGAAACGCACCGGTGTAAAGCAACAGATTATTGTTGTCGCTTCTCCGAATGTCCAAGGCAATTTCCGACAGCAATTATTCGACGAGAGGAAGCTCCGGAAAATAACCAATGCGGCGAACCCGAATGAGTACACGTGGAACATCGAATCTTGTGTGGGAAATTCACTTCTCAACGAAGTGAACCCAAACAGCATTAAAAATCTGACTCGCGAAAAACTGATTAGCAATATCAATGCACTTATCAATGAGAATTATGCATTTGTGGGCTATATCCAGTTTGCCAATATTGTGCGCGCCACAGCCGGAACTGAAAAGGATTTGAGCCAGCGCAATATTCGCCGGTTTTTCGACAATCGGCTTATTATTGTGGATGAAGTGCATAATATCCGGTTGGCGGATGACAGCAATCAGAAGGAGATGCAGCAAGTGGGCGCGACACTCATGATGGTGGCGCAACAAGCGAGAGGCGTCCGTCTTCTTCTCCTCTCGGCAACACCCATGTTCAATTCTTATAAAGAGATTGTGTGGCTCGTCAATCTTCTCAATGTGAATGACGGACGCTCGCAAATCCAAGTCAGCGATGTATTCAATGGCGACGGAACTTTTCGAGAGGCGAAAACGGAATCGGAGGAATCCGGCGAAGAATTATTGCGAAGAAAGCTGACCGGGTATGTGAGTTATGTTCGCGGAGAGAATCCTTACACATTCCCCTATCGGATTTATCCGCGTGTCTTCTCGCCGGAACACGCTTTAACCGGCGATTATCCTCGAACACAGATGAACGGACTCGAAATCGAGAAGCCGATTGAGAAAATCAATGTTTATGTGAATCGTGTGTTAAAAGACACCTATCAAATGCGGGCTTACAGTGCAATTATCGAGTTTTTACGCCGGAAATCACAGGGATTCTACAAACAAGCGGCAAGAGAAATGCCGAATTTCGACAACATGGAATCGTTCGGATATACAATGTTGCAACGTCCTCTCGAAGCACTCAATATTGTGTATCCGGACGAAGACCTAACCGAAGTCCTCGGAATCGAGGATGTGGACGAGAGGGCCGCCTCCTTTTCCGACGAATTGTTTCAAAATGCCGTCGGCGGTGTCGGTCTGAGTCGGGCGGTCAGTTTTGTCGCCATGGAGAACGAGGAACCTCTCAAACACGATTACGAATATTTGCCGGGAGTGGTCAAGAAATACGGCCGCATCTTTTCGCCGTCTGAACTACCGAAATACTCGGTCAAGATGGCGGAGATTTGCCGTGCGATAAAGAATAGCGAGGGAATTGTGTTGATTTATTCACAGTATATTGACGGCGGTGTGGTTCCGATGGCACTGGCTTTGGAGGAAATGGGATTTGGGCGATATTGTTCGGCGCATTCGAGACACAGACATTTATTCAAGAGGCCGGCAGCGCCGGCCATCGACGCTATAACCATGGAACCAAATCCGAAGTCGGCTCATCCTGCCCAATACATCATGATAACCGGCGACAAAGGCCTCTCACCATCCAACACCGAAGATGTCAAATACGCGACGAATCCCGACAATCTAGACGGTTCTCGAGTCAAAGTCGTGATTATATCGAAGGCAGGGTCCGAAGGCCTCGATTTCAAAGCGATTCGCCAAATCCATATTTTGGAACCCTGGTTCAACATGAACCGCATTGAACAAATCATTGGCCGAGGCGTACGTAATTTGAGTCATTGTGCATTGCCCTTTAAGAAACGCAATGTGGAAATTTATTTACATGCAACCATGATGGAAGGGGGCGACTCCGACTCCGCGGAAAACGAATCCGCGTCAGAAGGACAAAGGCCGTCAGAAGCCGCAGACATGTATTTGTACAGATTGGCCGAGAGGAAGGCCATCGAAATCGGCCGCGTTGCCCGCGTCATCAAAGATTCCGCCGCGGATTGTCTTCTCAACATCGGTCAAACAAATCTAACTGCTGAAAAGTTATCCGCAATCGTCGCCAATCAGAACATTCGCATCCAGACATCTTCCAACAAGGGCGAAATCTATTTCCAAATCGGTGATTTAGATGGTTCCGAAATATGCGATTACATGTCCTGCGAATATCAGTGTAAAGCCAAGAAGTCCTTAAACGAAGAAGAGAAGACGACGTATACAGAAGCCAATGTCATGCGCAACATCAATTACATTTCTGGACGCATTAAATCGTTGTATCGCGAGAGGCACGTTTATACACTCGCCCAATTAACCGCCGAAATCAATGCCGTCCGAATTTATCCTGTAGAGCAAATCTATTACGTCCTCTCGAAGTTCGTCAACAACAAGAACATGTATCTCTTTGATAAATACGGCCGCTTCGGATATTTAATCAACCGCAGGAAGTTCTACGAATTCCAACCGATAGAAATAACGGATGAGAGGTCGTCGGTATTCGAGAGGTCGCGTCCCGTCGATTTCAAACAGTCCAATATCATTCTCGAAGTGCCGAAAGAGTTCCGCGAACAGCTCGACACAAATCCGACCGGCCAACACAAAACATCGGCGAATTCCGACTACGCGGCCATTATTCTAGACATCGAGAAGCAATTGCGTCTTCTCGAAGACCCGCAACAGATTAAATCGGATGAAAAGGATTGGTACAAAAATGCGAGTCGGGTCATCGAGCATGTCAAAGTCGTATACGGCCTGACCGACGACGACATAACCCGGTATGCGGTATTCCACTACCTCGACGCTGCCACCTACGAAACCAAACGCGCGCTCTTCGAATCGACCTATAATCAAAAGGTCTTCTCCGTTTCACCGGCAATCGAAGAATTGATTGTGGAGTATTTCCGGCCACACATCATGCGGTCGAAGACCGGACAACGAGTCGGCATCTTCTTGGCGGACAAAGAATCCGCACGCCTGATTTCCATGACGGTAGAAGACGACGAAGAAGACGACGAGGAACCCGCGGGAAAATGGGTGGAAGGGGTCGAACCAACCCGTTTCACAGAATCCGCGGTTGATAAAACGAAACTCAATGATATTGTGGGTTATATGTTGCAATTCAAAGACCAAGACATGGCGTTTTACTACAAAGATATTCATCTGCAGCGGAACAAGAAGGGGCGAAGATGCGACCGTTCCGGCGGCAAAGAACCCATCATTAAAATTCTGAACCGCGTCGTGGGCGTTTCTCGCTATAATGCGGCGAACGTGGACACGCCGTTTTTCTATTCGGGTTCTTTGTGCGTCGTATTGGAAATGGTTCTGAGACATATGCACACGAAAAAACGGATTTATTACTTGACCCCAGAACAGGCCATTCGCAGCAATATAACCGACTTCTCATCAACCAAGTAAAATTGAATCGAAAAGACAACAGATATTATGTGTAGATAAAACCACATAAAATCTTCGCAATAGTATAGTATTAATTCCAAGTTCAAAAATGGCCACTTTCGCAAGACAGACGACGAGAAAAAACCAAAAGCAGGCACCCGAATATGGTGTTTATGCCCGAAATATGATTCAGATGAAAGTGCATCTGAAGATGAGCGAAATCGGGAATGCGACGAAGCAGAATCTGGAGAAGAAGGTATTGCAGAAAACCGAAGGCAAGTGTATCCCCGAAGGATATGTGAGGCCCGATTCCATCAAACTAATCAATTATTCTTCCGGTGTTGTCCGCATGAATCTCATCGAGTTCCTGGTGGTCTTCGAGTGTCTGATTTGCAATCCAGTGGAAGGCATGATTGTGGAGTGTACGACGAAGAGCATAACGAAAGCGGGTATCCATGCCGAGGTCATAACGGACAAAGGACCGGACGCCATGGGTTATATGCCGATGAAGATATTTGTTGCCCGCGACCACAATTATGCCAATCGGCTGTTTGGCGAAATCAAGGAGAACGCGAAAATCAAGGTGTCGATTATCGGCAAACGGTTCGAACTCAATGACCCCTATATCGTTGCCATCGCTTCTCTTGTCGACAAAGACCGGGCCAAACCCCGTATTCGCGTATTGGATGATAAGCCTGTGCCTCTGGAAGAACCCGAATCAGAAGACGAATCAGAAGAAGAAGAGCCAGAGGAATCAGCACCCATTAGCATCCCAACTGCCCTACCCAAAAAGGCAGAACAAGAAGAAGGCGAATTAGAAGAAGGCGAAGAACGAGAATAACGAAAAACACAAACAACATAAAAATCAAAGGCTAGAAAAGAATATTGTGTTGAGAAGATGAACGAAGCGGAAATCGAAATATTGGAAACTCTACAGAAAAAAATAGAATCGATGAGCAAAGAACGCCATGTTCAAGCGCTGAATATTCTTGTAAAGTACCCGAATATAACCATTAACGAACCGAAATACGGGAATGTCAACGTCAACCTCTCGAGAATCCCGAAAGAGGCGGTCCAAGACTTATTGAAATTCGTTTCTTATGTGGAAGACCAGGAATCCGCACTTCTCTTGGCAGAAGAGCAAAAGAAGAAATACCAAGACGATTTTTTTGCGGATGGGCAAACCTTGGCCTCCAATGCATAAACATCAATAATATAAAGACTTAACAATGATACATAACAGAATCATTTTTAAGATGCAAATACAATGAGCAACGCTTATTTGAATACCATTCTGTTTGGACATTCCTCGGCTGCAGTCAATGCGGCTTACATAGAGGCACTCATTCCGTACATGTATAC